CGCGCGAGCTTGCGGATGGTAGGCGGGTGTGGCTGGTGGTCGCCGGCTTCGATCTTGAGTAGCGTGCTTCTGCTGATGCCCGCGCGCGTGGCGAGCTCGTCCTGGGTCCAGGCCTGCCGCAGTCGGTAGCGTCGGACCTGTCGGCCGAGCGTACTCGCCGTCTCTTTGGTGTCCATCATGTGCATAGTATAGGTTGCACGCGTGTGGCGTGGCGAGTATGATCTGAGGCGTGGCTCGGACAAGCGGACCCGCCCGTAGTGTCACCTGCGAGCGGGCCCTCGAGCCAACACCTGCATCAGAGGTGAAGACTCGATGAACAGCGTACCCCTCAAGCGTTTGACCAGTTTCGAGTTCGCCGTCGGCATCGGCTATCTCGAGGTCTGGGTCAACCCCGCGACCGTGGCCTACGTCCAGCCGCGGCGCCAGTACGACTCGAAGTCGGACCGCCACTCGTTCAACGGCTCGCTGATCTACTTCCAGCAGGAAGCCGGCGTGCTCGCGGTGCGCGACGAGATTGGCTACGTGGTGGCCACGCTCCAGAGCGGCAAGGGCGGCGTGTGCCGCGACTGCTACCAGATCCTCGAGGAGGCATGGGCGACGCTCTGCAGCGACTGCTGCCGCACACGCCACAAGGGCGTGCATCCTGACCCCGAGGAGGTGCCGGCGTGATGGGCGGCCAGCAGGCCGACCTGTGGGCCGACCTGGAGGAGACATTCCTCCAGCCACCACCATTGCAGGCCGGTGACGCCACGCCCTCGGGCGTGGTCCTGCAGCCGGGCGAGCCGCAGAGCTCGGTCGAAATCACCGACAGCGCCTCGGGTCCGCGGCTCACGATCAAGTGCTACGACCACGATGCGCGCCAGGCGATGCACTCGGCGATCGCGCTCTACCGCGAGACGCGCCACCAGCTCGGCCTGGACGACACGCCCCAGTTGCGCGTGGCGGACCGGCGGTGATCGCCAGTAACGGCGGTTCGGGCGAGCACGTCTACCCGAACGTCGTCGAGGGTGTCGTCGAAGCCATCAACGAGCGCGGCGTCCGCATCGACGGCGAGTGGCTCAACATCTCGAAGTTCCATCCAGTCGCACTACCGGAAGTTGGCCAGCTGGTGCGGATCAAGGTCCAGCCGAAGGGCTTCATCAATAGCCTGGAGGTCGTCAAAGCCTTGAACGGCGCTACTGGCCCAGCGGCCACACCGACCGACCGCGACCAACGCATTGCTCGCCTGGCCGTGCTCAAGGCCGCGGCCAACTTCCTGGGCGAGATGTCCCATACGCACCCGGACGTCCGCAGCGAGCACGTCCTGGTGCTGGCCGACAAATGGGTGGCGTGGGTGAATGATGATGCTGACTAGCGTGCCCCGCTGGTTGGGCATCTTCGCCATTCTGTCGTTCGCTGGTGTTGCCATCCTCGGACTGGAAAAGCACTGGAGCGACGGAGACTTCGTAGTCGGGTTCGCCCTGTGGGCCGCCCTGGTGATATTCCTCGGATGGAAACACTGATTACTTGAGGGATCTAATGGTGCATAAGTCGGCCAAATGTAAGGGCTGCCCACACACAAGCGAGACAGGCACACGAGACGGACAACACTGGCGGTGCGATGGGTGCGGGCGATTGACTCCGCGTCCGCAAGTCACCCCGCCAATTGAAGAAGCCGTCGAGCGTAGCCCGGCCCTGAGCCAGCGGTGGATCGTGTTCCCACCTGGCGGGACGGCAACGCTAGTTTCAAACTTGACCAGTGCTGAGAGAAGGGATCTCTTTCGAGAGTTAGCGATGGGGAACCCAACCGATGCTTGACCGACATATGTGCCGTTATGACCGGTAAGCGCGCGGGGCCCAGGGCTGAGGCTCTGGTAGGTAAGCAGGTGCATAAGTCGGCCAAACCAGAACCGGTGCACTTGCCGGACGACTCCATTGCTGATCGGACACGCGGCGAGGTCCGCGCACTCCGCGCCGAGAACGAGCGGCTACGAGCCAACAACGAACGGCTGCTGAAAGCCGCTTACGGCCTGCAAGATGACGTTGAGGCGCTACAGCAACAACGCGCTGAACTCATCCTGAAGATCGAGCGCCTACGCGCGGGTGCCCAGGGCTGAGGCTCTGGTAGGCGTACTCCCTTTCTTTTCCCCAGCCCTGGACAGGTCAGTTGCGCGTGCCGTGTCGAGGCCTGGCGGTCGACACCAGCCCGAACGCGGCACCCACCACCACGCCGATCAGTGCGATCGCGACGTTGGAATACTCGGGTCGCAGCAACAGCAACACGCCACCCCCCACCAGCACGGTCAAGACCACCAGCGTAAGGCAGACCAGTCGAGTGATCGAAACTGCCGGCGTCTCCGGATCACTGGCAGGTTCGCTCAGCACCCACTCACGTCAGACGCGCTATGGCCAACCCCGCGATCAGGCCGAACACCACCGCACTACTCATCGGCAGCACGCCGACAAGCCCGAGAATCGCCAGCAGCAGCACCACGAGCGCGATGATCGCGCCGATGGTCCACGGGTAGGTACCGACAGCAAAAGCAGGCATAGCGTCCTCCTCAGTGCATCACGCGAGCCACACCACGCTGAAGCCGCCCAGGCGATCGAAGTCCTCGCGACTGACGTTGTCGTAGATTCCCTTGTAGCCAGGCGCCGAGTTGGCCACCCAGATCGTGCTGCCCTGCACGCCGCGGATTGCCACCCAGTGGTACCAGGCGGCTCCCGACATCAGGCCCGGCGTCTCCTGCGCCAGCAGGTACGTCTCGTCAAAGCTGAGCCAGCCCTGGTCGGTGTCGGCGCCGGTCTGCTCCTTGACCACCCGCTGGAGCTCGGCGCCGGAGCCGTCCATGAGTCCGTAGGTAGCGTTGATGTTGTGCGGGTAGCCAATGGCGTAGACGACCGCCTCGCGACTGGTGTACACGTCCGCGTCGCGCGCGTAGCCCAGCGAGCGCTCGAGCCATTCAGTACTGCACGCCGAGCAGGTCCAGTCGTACAGCTGGCCGGGCATGCTCGCCCAGGCGTCCCACGCGATCTCGGTTTGTGAGTCGTCACCGAAAGGGCACCCGGTTAACCCGGTTGTCCTCCTCTATCCACCAGTACTGACCGTCTCTGCCCAGGGTCAGGCTGACTTTGTGCCCTTCGTCGAGAATGACGAAGCGCTCATCCGAGCGAGCCTCATCGTTGTTGTCGGCGAGGGCCTGCTGCACACCAGGGCCGATGCTGAATCCGTCGCTCACGCCACCTCCGGTGTCGCCAGAATGTGCGCCTTGTCCTGGCTCAGATAGGCCGGGTCGGTACGCATCAGCACGTCGTACTCGGTGGGGTCGTGCAGCACAGCGAGCTTGTGGTCTGGACCAACGCCACCACTCGGCTCGAGGCCGGTGATCATCTGCTCCGCGGTGTCCTGATAGATGACCTGAAAGCTGGTCTTGCCTGCCTGCGGATCGACCTCGCGTAGCAGCTCAGCACCGGCCGGCTGCCAGCGGCCCGGGCCATCCATGCGATTGCAATTGAGTCGTACGTGGCCCTCAGGCAGAGCGTCGCTGCGGCCGGCCTCGACGGTCCCGCACGGGCAGCCCTCGCGCTGGACCTTCTCGAGGAACATCTGCTGGGCTATCGGCGCCGCAGCCCCGCCGGCCACCGGCCAGGCCGACGCCCCGCCGCAGCCGTCAGGGCACTCCAGCATGATGTAGTTGTGGTCCGCAGAGCCACCGCTGCTCGTGCCCCAGACCACGTCGGCAGCGGCCACCGTGCCGCTATGGCCACGCTCGTCGTACACCACGTCGATGGAGCCGTCGGCGTTCAGGGTGACAGGCCGGACGCTCATGGATTCGCCTCAACCGTAATGTTTGTGCCCGCGGCAGTATTCACCGCTGACACGGTCCCAGTAGCAGTACCAGTCACACGTACAACCACTGAGCCGACTCCTGATCCATTTAGCGCGGGTTGGCTCGCGTTGGCCAGCGACCAGGTCCCGTTCTTGGTAACTGTTGGGGTTACGGCTTTACGCGCCTTGTATGGCAACGTCCAGTCAAAGGGAGCGCTGGCCGCGCCCGCATACGACGTCAGGGAAATCTCACCTGAAGTCTCGCCCAGGACCTCGTAGTACCGCAGGCACCGCGCCAGGTCGTCGGCCGGGTGCATGGGCACGTAGTCACACGGCTGCGAGCCGACCACCAGCATGGCGTTGTCGAGATACGCCGTGCAACTGGCGGCGAAATAGACCACGACCTGAATGGTGGCATTATTGGAGGGAACGGCGTACGTCGCGGTGAGGGACTGGTAGGTGCCGTCGCCGGTGTGAAACGCCGAGTAGGTGTTGAGTGAAGCAGTCCCGTCGAAGATCGCCACGCGCACCGCATTCGCCGTGCTGGCCTTCACCCGCACGCTCAGGCTGATCGTCTTTCCGGCCACCGCGATGTTGCCGTCCTGAGTCCTGATCGGTATCTGCAGGAGGCAGGTCTGTCCGGCGCCGCTGCCCAGAACGAACGTACAGGCAGCGGACCTCACCGAGGCGACATCCCAGTTGGCCGCATTCATCGACACGCTGAGGGTGTCGGTGCCGGCGATGCTGAGCGCCCACCGATCGGCACAGAAGCCACCGTTCGTCGCGAACGGCCCATTGCCGCGCTGCCAGTTCTCGAAGCCACCATTGGTCAGCAGGTTGGCCCGCCCAACGTCACTGGCCAGTTTGGCATTGGTGACGCTGGCGTCGGCATGTTTGGCGGTCGTCACCGAGCCATCAGCCAGGTCCGCTGTCGCGATCGTCCCGTCGGCGATCATGGCCGACGTGATCGTGCCATTCGGAATCGCACTGGCCGCCAGGGCATGGCCCAGACCAGGCGCATGCGTATGCTGATCGACCGCCTGCGCCAGGACCTGGACGTCTTCTTTTTTGAAAATGTCGTTGGCGGCAGTGGCATACGGAAACTGCAGACCGCCGCTGAAGTTTGTCGCGTTTGTTCGAGCCACTAACCCAACCTCCTCAAGTCCATTGGACCGCTTTGATACGCAGTGACCCGCGCCACTGACGCCCAATCTCGTCGAAGCTCTGCAGTAACGAATATTCGGTAAACGACAATTGCTGCGTCGACTCGTCCGGCAGGATGACCGTGACCGCGCCAGGCGTATCGACCGCGGCTTCGATCAGTTTCTGGATCTGCGTGCGACCGATCCTGATCGGCACGCCGTCACGGCGGACCAGGCCGTCAGCACACAGGATGTCCGCCTGAAACTCCATCACCCGCGGCGGGCGCAACGCATGCCCCAGGCTGACGGCCGACACCTGCGGCGAGCTGGTGCGCATCGTGTTGTGCAGGTGCACGCGCAGCGCCGCCAGCGTGCACGCCGCATCCACCGGGAACTTGAAGCGGTCGTACACCCCGCTATTGAACTGGTGCGCCAGCGAGGTGAACGGCGTGCTCGACGTCGGGTCCAGCTTGTACTCGAGCGTGACGTAGTCGTTCGCGTCGATCTTCGGGCCCGTCACGCTGAAGTGCCGCAGGCTCTTTGGGCTGGCGTGGTAGCCGCCATGCCACAGCGGCAGGTCGACCCAGCCGTCGCCGACGAAGTACGGGTAGTCGGCGCAACCCGCGGGATTTGGCGTGCAGGAATTCAGCATCCAGCCGATCGAGCCGTCCGAAAAGCCGATGTACGTCCGCGTGTGACCGGCCACAGGCGAGCCGACCTGCGAGACGAACAGCGCCTGGATCGCGCGACTGACGAACGGGATACTGACCGAGCCGTGCCAGGCGTCGATGTGCACCGGCTCGCCCGTGCCCTGCGAGCCCAGCGCGGTGACCAGCGTCGACTGCCGCGGTCCGCGCACGCCCATCGCGACCCACGCGCCGAACTTGCACAGATACGACGTGTTCGTATCACGGTCCAGCAGCGCCGCGTAGGCGAACATCGACTCGACCCCGGCGAAGGCCGTGACCTGACCGGTCACGGTGCCCGTATTGCCGCTCAGGTCGTCCGGCCCGACCGACGTCCACGACAGGTCCGGGTCGATGCGTCCCAACGAGTTGCCGTAGGCCACGAACAGCCCGTTTTCGAACGTGCCCCAGGCCCGCCCGTTGGTCGCCGTGTCGGCGTAGCGCAGGAACGGAAACAGCTCGTGATCGGTGCCCGAGGCGTCCAGCGTGTAGCACCCGTCGGTCTTGGCCACGATCAACGTGCCGCCACTGGTCACCAGCAGCGACACGATCGCCGACGACTTATCGCCCGCTCTGAAAATCAACGAGGTGTAGTTGGCCTCGTTGGTCGGGTCGGCGTTGGTGTCCAGCTTCCTGAGGCGGTTGGTGTCGTCCGCCCACCAGAACTCTTTGGCGATCACCGTGAACGCCAGCGCCGTGAACGTCGCCATCGCGGTGTACGCCGCGCCGTCCGACGTCCATGCCGCGACCACTCCCTGCAGCGCGAAAAACGCCCGCTGCACGCCGTCGAAGTTCGACGTGAAGACGCACACGTCCAGGATGGGCGCCGCGAAGGTATGCACGACCGACCAGGTGTCGGTGGTCCCCGCCGCCTTTTTCAGAACGTTGGTGCCATTGGCCGCGTACAGGCTGTTGCCGAGCTCGAAGAAGCGGTTGATGCCGTGCACCGTGTCGACGCCCGCGGGCGTGACGGTACCGATCTCCGGACCGAGGCACCACGGCCAGACGGACAGGTCGACCGCGTTCGCGGCGACGTATCGCTGGTCGTCCCACTTCTCCTGAATCGCCAGGCCCAGGCCCAGCGTCATCTGCTGGAACGGCTCTTCGCGGTCGTTGGTCGGATTGGCGCCCGCGTACGAATAGTCCGGCGGCGCGACCTGATTGATGCTCTGGGTCTCGACCGACACGAGCGCCGGCTGCCCCGGCTGCGGCGAGCCGAGCATGAATCCCGTGCCTGAAATGACGACGTGGTACGGCCACGGCCGCCGCTTCGCGTACAGACTCATCCGGCCATCCTGACCGCGGGCCCGAACGTGCGCGGGCGGTACAGCTTCTTCTGGGGCATGTCTGCCACCAGGTGCTCGCGCACCAGGTCGTTGAACGCCGCCACCGCGCTGGCCTGGTCGCGGATCAGCCGCTGGTTCGCCGCCGGCTCAAGCAGGTGGCCGAACTGCCGCCAGCCGGCAACCAGTGCCGCGGCGGCGGCCCAGCCGCGTTCGATCGGCGCCTCGTCCGTCTCGAGCAGCAGGCCCTGCTGGTCGCCGAAGTTGCCGCCCGCGCCGCGACAGTGGTCATACCCCCGCTTGAGGCAGCGCAGGAAGATCAGATCCCCCGTGCTGAAGGTCATCGAGCCCGTCTGCAAGTAGAAGGTTCCGCCGTCACGCTCGACACGCCCATAGATGCGCCGCTCGAACGGGTCTTGCAGGTTGCGGTCCTCACCGTTGGCCAGCAGCCCGACCTGGAGCACGTCGCCCGCATCGATCAGCCACGGCGCGGCCACGCTCAGATCGTGCCTGGTCGTTTCGATCGTCGGAATGCAGGCGACCTCGACCACCAGCCAGCAGTGGCGCAGCCCTTCGTTGAGCAGTCGGGTGGTGGTTGGTGCGTCGAACGGCCCCAGGATCTCGAATCGCTCGCCGATCCCGTTGATACCCGAGCCTTCCAGGTCGACGTATTCGTACTGCTCCATGTCGTGATAGGTGAAGGCTTCCAGGAATCCATACGTGGTACCCGCGACGTCCGAATACGGAGCAACCGCCCACTCGATATCGGGCGTGATCGTCCCGGTCGACGGGTCGTAGCTCATCACGTAGCGATTGCGGTCGGTCTGCTGCGTCGCGTTCGGGCGGTACAGCGGACGGTCAATCAGCGTGTCCTGCTGCGGGATGCCCGACTGGATCGGGTAGATCGTGCAAACCAGCTTGGTCAGGTCCGAGCCGCCCATCGCTCGCACCTCGTACGACTCGGGCCCAATGAACGGACCAGCTTCCTGCGCGAACGTTGAGCGGTACTCCTGAAGCGTGGGCATGCTCGAATGCTCCTTACGGTACTAACACCAGGGGCGGTGCTCCAGACGCTGGTCCCGCGACCAGTGCCGGCGCTCCGCTGGCCATCGCCAGGATCAGGTCGGGAGCCTCGAGCGCGGGCCCGGTGAGGAGTGGCGGCGCGATGGACCGCGGCACCACGCTGACGGTGGGTGCGTACACCAGCTCGGCGGACGGGATTGCAGCCGGCTGGATGTCTGGCGCGGTGAAGCCGACGAAGAGTGGTGCGTAGACCTGCTCGGCGGTGCCGATGGCATTCGGGTTGACGGTCTGCGGCGTGACCAGCATGACCATCGGCGCGTGCACCTGCGCCGCGGTCGCGATGGCATCCGGCAGGACCTGCTGGGTCAGCGTCGGGCCAAAGACGCTCTCCGCGGTAGCGATCGCGTTGGGAATGACCGACTGTGCGCCGCCGCTGAGGGTGACCACCGGCGCGTACACCGACTCGGCCGTCGCAATCGCGCCAGGCAGGACCTGCAGCGTGAGGGTTGGCTGCGCGACCGCCTGCGCCGTGCCTATCGCGTTCGGCAGGACCTGCAGATTGACAATCGGACCGAACACCGACTCCGCCGTCGCGATGGCATTCGGAGTGACGGTCTGCGCGCCGCCGCCACCGGATGGCGACTTGATCGCCAGGATGACACTCGCGCCAGGGCCCGCGACCGCGTTGCTATCCGAGATGGTGACGTGCGTCGACGTCGGTGCGGCGGCACCTGATGCGAGCGTCTGCTTGGCGATGCCAACGTCGTCGCCGCTATTCCACTGGATCGTCCAGGTCGACGGCGCGGTCCACGTCGGGGCGTTGTCGTTGGTGACCGCCGTTGCCAGAATCGCCAGGTCGTCGACGCTGGCCGCGCCGGTCAGCGCGACGCTGGGCAGACTCGAGTTGGTGCTGGCGACGCTGGTCGTGTTCTGCGCCGAGTTGTTGTTCTCGTAGGGCGTGCCCGAGGTTTGCGCGCCGGTGATCCGCAGCAGCGCGCCGACGCGCCAGACGGAGCCCGTCCACGACCACGTCAGCGTCGTGCCCTCGGTGCCGTCGGCAATCTTCCAATCGACTCGCAGACGCATCGCGCCCGACGGGTTCACCGCGTACAGGTTGGTGAACCCGGTGGGCATCGTCGTGACGTTGGCGTCGACGTAGAAGATGGCGACCAGCAGATCGCCCGCGGCGGTGCCGACTGGCTTGCTCGGGACAAACGACGTGCCGTTGGCGCCGGGCACCGTCTGCATCCCAGCAGTGCCGGCTGGGATGGTCGGACTGGTCACCTGGAGCGATCAGCTAAAGCGTGAAGAGCCCGGACGCGTTGAAGACGACGTTGATGTCGGCGCCGTTCGGCGTGACCGGTAGCCCCGTGCCCGTGTCCACCCAGGCAATCAGGCGCTGCGCCGACGCCGCGACGTCCGCACCGCCGGTGACCGCGGAGCTCTGGAAGTACAGCAGGCTATGCCCCGACGCGTTGGCCGCCGGCGCCGTGAAAGTGATGTCGGCCGCGTCCGCGGTGCCGCTGGTGCCCGTCTTCGACGCCAGGGCGGCGGAGGTCGCGTGCAGCACGCCGCTGGCGCCGGTCACGTCCGAGACGAACTTGTGCGACGCGCTGAACGTGTAGGACCGAACCAGCGCGACCTTGATGACCGCGGTGTCATAGTCGATTTCGCCGAGGAGGAATCCCTCGCGGCCAGGTGAGAAAAGCGCGTTGGCCATCAGCCACTAACCTCCGTAGGTCAGGTCCTCGAGCGAGTTCGGCACGAGCGCCTTGAGCGTCTGCCAGTCGTCGGGCAGTGTGAGCGTCACGACCGTGCCGGACGGCAGCTTGCAACTGACGATCAGTTTGCCGGTATGCACCCAGGTGCCGTCGGTCTGCTGCCCGTTGACCAGCGTGTAGACATCAGACGTGGACATCGGTCACTTTCGCGCCTGGCCGCTTGATGACGATGCTGGCCCGCACCCCGCCCTGCGACGCGCGGTTGTCGCGCCGACCGCACGCCGCCTCGATGGCACGGTACGCGCGGGCGTAGTCGGCGTCGCTGGTCAGTCCCAGCTCGCGCATGCCTTCGGTCCGCGGCAGGCCGAGCCACCACTCGCCGTCGACGACATCTGGCGTGTTGGCGTCGCCGATCAGCGGGTCGCCGTCCAGGCAGTAGCCGTCCCGCTCGATCCGAATGTCGCGCACGACCCCCTCGAGCAGATGGCACGCCGTCTGAACCTCGGCCCATGACTGGCAGTAGCGCACACCAGCCCCGTAGCTCAGACGAAAGAAGCCCGAGCCGAAGGCACAGTCAGCCCGATGCGCCGCGCTGACGCTCAGGTACTCGGTGCGGCCGTGCTCGTCGATCACTGCGCGGGCTCGTCCTCCGCGGGATCGCCGACCTCGACTTCGTCGCCCTCATCCTCTGGTTCAGGCGGCACCGGCGGAGTTGGATCCGGCTGGGGTGGAGTGGGATCGGGTGTCTCGCGCATGCTGCCTCCTAACTGGTCGTGAATGTTCCGTCTGCCGAGTAGGTGGTGATGCCGTTGGCGACCGCTGCGATGCGGTAGTGGTACAGCGTGGCGGTCACCAGCCCCGATATCGGCTTGGACTGAGCGCCGGTGCCCGATCCCTGCGTGTTCTGCGAGCCGTACGCCAGGGTCGTGCCGTAATCGATCCAGTTCAACGCTTGCTGCGACAGCGTGAAGTTGACGGTCGCGCCGGTCGCCGTAATAGCCGTCACCGAAATCGCCGTGATCGCCGCCGCCTGGGCACCCTGGCCTCCCAGAGGCGAGCCATTCGGAAAGACCGCCGTCGCTGCGCCGGCGTCAGTCGGCCAACCGCCAGGTCTGGCCGCACCTGGCGGTTCGTTGCCGCGCCAGTCGACTGGCGTGTGCGTCCACAGCCCGGCCGCGGCGCCTACCTGCGAGCCGATCCTGCCGCCATCAAGCGGCATTGCCCTTGCTCCGCGGATGCGCTTGCTCGGTCGGCTCGGCCGCCTTCGGCGCTTCTTTGGCTCCCTGCTCCTCGACCCACGCGGCGAAATTGTCGATGGTCTGCTCGCCCGTAATGGTGTATCCCATCCGCAGGTACTGCTCGGCGTGCGACGCCGGGCCGACGAACGAATCGCCGTCGGTGCGCAGGAAGGTGAAGTACAGCGTGCTCGGCGGCGTGACGTACGGTCCGTTTTCGTGGACCAGGTTGGCCTGGGCGATGAAGTCGACGGGTGGTGTTTCGGTCATGTCCTGCTCCTTCGACGCGACTGGTCGATCGGGTCGTACCCGCCGTTCGGGATCGCGCCTTCGATGGTCGTCGCCTGCGCGCCTTCGGCGCCGAGCTTGCGTTGCAGGTCCTCGAGCGAGCTGGCTCCGGCAGTCTCGACACCGCGCAGCAGCGACGGCTCAGGCTCGTCCCTGAACTTCGGCTCGGTCACCCGCACGACTCCGCCCTTGGCGCGGATGTCGACAATCGTCGCCTCAAGCTCTTCGGTTGACTGCGCGTCAATGCCCTCGATGTCGATCAGCGTCCCGAGCGTCGGGTCTTTCTGGTCTGCCTTGCGGATCGCGTTGATCAACTTGGCCCGCTTGCGCTGCTCGGCGATGACCTTCGGTCGCTCGATGCGCTCCCACTCGTCGACCTCCGACATGTCTTCGCCGCGGGCGGCGACGGTGGCCAGCAGGTGAAAGCCCAGGTCGGAATACAGCGCGCGGTTCTGCGGGTCCGACTGCAACTGCACGATGTCGCCGTTCGGTGTCGCGTACCAGCGCAGCGGGTAGTTGTAGTTCTGCCCGCGCTTGGGCGTGATGTCGGTCCGACCGAGGGTCTTTTCGACCATGCGGTCGATGAACGTCTCACCCGTATGGGGTGACGCCGACGTCGTCATCTACGCCGCGCCTTTCGCCCAGACACCAAAGGTTGGCCGCATCATCTGGTGCCCATAAATTTCCTCGACCGCGAGCTTCCAGGTGAACACGTCGATGTCGTAGAAGACGTGCGACTTCGGCGTCCGCTGCATGACCAGCGCGATGGCCTCGCGATGACCGATGAAGTTATTCGCCTGACCGCCGGCGGGCTTGACCAGGTTGGTGGTGATGCCCAGGTTGAGTCCGTACATGTCGCCGAGCATGCCCGACTTGGCGGGCATCGAGTTGTTGCCGATGTACAGCGCGTTCGACCAGCGATCCAGCGCCAGCTTGGCAACCTTCTCAGCAGGTGACATGAGAAAGAAGCGGTTGTCCTGCGGGCAGTCCGCGTTATCCAGCAGCTGCACCGCGGCCAGCACGTTGGCGTCAGACAACGCCGTGCCCAGGGTGCCGACGGTCTGGGTGAAACCCGCGACGTCGGTGGCCAGGTTCGTATCGACGTCCTTGGCCAGCGCGTAGCCCAGCTTCTGCTGGTACTCATTCTGCACATCGACGATGCTCTGCACCTTGATGATGTCTTCGATGCCAAGCGCCGCGTATGACCAGATGTTCAGCGTGATGGTCGTGGCCGTTTCCGCGACGGTCTCGTAGACGATCGCGGTGTTCTCGGTCTTCGCCCGAGCCGCCAGGTTGCCAATGCTGGCGACCTTGACCGTCTTGCCCACGCTGGCGTCGTTTTCGAAGCCGCGGTTGACACTCTTGGCGAAGAGCAGGTTGCTTTCGGTCGCGCGCAGGACCTGCTTGCTCCAGATGTCCGGCGAGAACACTCCGTCAGAGATCGTCTTGTCGACGAACTCGGTTGCACCTGTAGCCACTGGCTACCCCCTACTGTCTGTGAACGGGGATGCCTCGAGTCGATCGATGCCGCACCCCTGGTTTCGGTCTGCCGTTCTCGTCGAACAGCGCGTCGTATTCGGCAAGGCTCATATTGGCGATCTGCTCATCCGTCACTTCGCGGACGCGACCGGGGGTGCCAGAGTCACGCTCGGGTACGGGTTCGTCGCCGTTCATCTCGCTCAACATCGACTTTCGCAGTGCGGACTCGCGCTTTCCGATGCCGAGCTCGACTGCCTTGTCGACGATGTAGCGCATGTATTCTGCCATGCCCTCGGCCGGCGTCTTGCCGACCCCGAACGCCTTACCCGAGACGTCCTTCTGGATCGTTTCGGGCAGGTCTTTTTGAAACAGCACGATGGCGTCCATGGCTGGCGCCAGGGCCTGGGCCGATTGCTGCGACGCGAGCTGGGTCTGCAGCTCGCGCTGAGTCATCTCACCCAGGGTGTACAGGTCGTTGTTGGCCGCGGCCTCCAGCTTCGCCGCATCCTGACGGTCGCGCTCCTGCTTCGCCAGCAGGTCGCGCGCACGACGGTCGCCGATCTGACCGATCAGACCGGACACGACCTCGTCCTTCTCCAGCTGGTCGCGCGGCAGGTTCTTCGCCAGCAGGCGCAGCGCTTCGGTCGGGTCTTTTGCTTCACGAACCGCCGCGAACCAGTCGGGCGGCTCGGACTCGGTCGGTTCGGACTCGGCGACGTCGGGCGCCTCGGGAGGGAGGTCGGACGTCGCCTCGTCCACGGGCGGGGGTGGAGTGCTGGACGCTCCGCCCGTCTCGCCCGAACGTCTCCGCGAAGGACGCGCGGGCGCAGCCGGCTGCTCGTCTGGCGCGTCGGCCAGGTCGGGGTGGACGGACTTGTCCCAATCGCCGGGCATTACTTCTTCGCCGCCGCCTTGCGCTGCGTCGCGTACGCCGCCGCTACGGCCTGTTTGACCGGTCTGCCACTCTTGACCATCTCGCGGATGTTGGCCTTGAAGGCCGCCTTACTGGCCGATTTCTTGAGCGGCATCTCTCGATCAACCCCTCCGAATCACGCCCACCGTGTTGGGCGCGTTGAACTGCGGCAACGTGTTCTGGATCTGCTTCAGCGAGTCTTGCGGATCGAGACCGTACTTTTCCTGCATCGACTGCAGGATCAAGTTTTGCGTGGTAGGCGTCGACCTGAGAAAACTCGCCGAGTCGATCTTGTTCGGCGTCGGCGTCGCGTCCAGCCACGACTGCGCGGTCGTCTGGTTCGCCTGCGGCGACTTGATGTCGTCGATCAACTGCTGCAGGTAGCCCATCCCGCCCTGGGTATTGCCGCCGGCAGTGCCCACGCCGGCCACTGTATTCGGGGCGCTGAAGCCGGCGGTCGGCAGGCCCTGCAGCACGCGCCCCGCCTGGCCGATGACCTGCGCCTGGCGGAAGGGATTGGCCTGGAGCGCGGCCGCGGCGTTGATTGCGCCCATCTGCTGCGCGTAGGCCTGCTGCTGCGCCGCCAGCGTGGTCTGGCCAGGTACGGGCGCCTGGCCCGCATTGCCGTACAGCCCGGCGTACTGCGCTTGCGCGGCCAGCGTCTCCTGTCCGGGGCCTGTGCCCTGCACCAGGCCATTCGGCGTGACGTAGTAGCCCGTCAGGCCCGCGTTCTGAGCCGCGATGTTCTGCGCCTGCAGCAGACCCGCCTGCGTGGGCGTGCCCTGATACATGCCCGTCAGACCGGCCTGACTGATCTGTAGGTTCTCGTTGAAGCGGCGAACGTCGTCCTGGAACTTCTGGGTGTCCAGCCCGAAGTTGGCGTTGAACTCGCGGATCGCCTCGGCAATCGCATCTTTGTTGCCGCTGGCCTGCGCGCCCAGAAGCTGCTGAATGCCGGCGATCAGCTTCTGGGTATCCGCATTGGTGCCAGTCGTCGCTGCGACGGGCGCGGTGGCCGTTCCGGGCGCGCCGCTCATGATCGGCTGGACAGCCTGACCGGTGGTGTTGCCGTACGTCACCAGGATGCTGGTGCTGTCGGTCGGTCCGCTGTACCCGACGTTCTGGAGCTCCTGCTGCATCTGCTGGAGCGTCCGCGGCCCGTTGACGGTGTTGTACGAACCCGGCGCGACCGCTCCGCTGGGGGCACCACCGGTCGCGCCGGCCGGCGCGCCACCACCGCCACCCCCACCCCCGCTGGAGACGGGCACGTTATTGCCCTGCTGCTGGTCGGCCGGTCCGCTCGAGGGAAGCTCCTCGTGCCACTTGTTTCCGACGTAACGTCCCATCAGGTACTACTCGCCAGCGCCACGGGCGCGTTCGGCGCGATGAAAGAAGCACCTGGCGCTGCGTTCCACGGATAGATCCCTCCTGTATACGCCGTCGCGGCACCGTAATTAGCACCCGGCACCGCGGCGAGCGGCGCAACCATTCCCGCGGCCTGAGCCGGCGGGATCGCCGGCACGGCAGGCACCACTGGCCGAGCCACCGCCGTTTGCGGAGCGACGGTGGCGGCCTGCTGCTGGCTCGCACTGGCGGCCTGCGTCGCGGCGACAATGGGATGCTGGGTGTTGGTGAGCTGCTGGTACTTGTCCAGCATTTGCCTGAGCGTGCCGATCGCCGCCTGTGTCGTCGGGTCGGCGTTATCACTCTTGGGGTCGGCCATCTGGACCATGCGCGCGGCCGAGTCGAGCGTTGCCTGACCGCCCATCAGGTCAGCCGTCCAGCCCGACAGGCCCTGCACCAGGTTGGCTCCGACGTCGCTCGGATACGACGTGATGTTCTTGTTTTGCAGCGTCTGGCCGAGGATGCTCTGCAGCGTTCCCGTCGCGGCTTGCGCTCGCTGCTGCAGCAGGTTGCCGGCCGTCTGCGCGTTCGCGCGCGTGTTGGCCAGGACATCGCCCGCCGCGGTCGTCACGTTCTGCTGCGTGTTGATGTCGTTGGTCATCCGCGCGTTGGCGGCGTTGATCAACTGGATCGCTTCATCCTGCGAGATGTCGCCCGCGACTACCGTGCCGGTCAGCGACGTGGCCAGCTGCTTGAGCGCATCCGACGCGGTGATGCGGCCCTCGTTCGGAACCCACTTGAGCTTGCTCGGGTTGTCCGGATCCGGGATCGCGATCAGCCTGGCGTTGGCGTTCGGCGCCGGTACCTGCACCGCCGGCGGCTGGTAGTTGGTGTTGGGGTGCGACGCGATCAGGTTGCCCTGGTCGTCGTACCACTCGAGGTTCTTGAGGGTCGTACTGTTGTTGGCCGTCGCCGCTTTGGACACCCCGGGCGGCAGCTTGTACGTGCCGCTGTCGGCGTCGTACAGGTAGGTGATCCCGTTCGACGTGAGCGTCTTGGGCGGTCCATTCGGCCCGACCGCCACGAGCGCTTTGCTGGCGTCCGTCTCGTTTGGATCGAAGCGGTACATCGACCCGTCTGGATACGTGACGATCTGGAACGGCGAATCCTTGGTGACGTCGGTCAGCTTGACCAGTTGCTTCTTGGGGTCCGGCTCGTCCTTGTTGAACGAATAAATCGCCGTCGGGGTGGTGACGATCTGGCGCCCGTCGGCGGTCGTCGAGACCGCGTGGAGCTCGTTGTTGACCGGGTCCCATTGCCCGACCACCCCGCTACTGGCATCACCAGGTGAGCGATAGACAGGGTTCCACTTCGACGGGTCGGACGCTTTGTTGCCCGCCGCGGACTGGACGCTGGCGCCAATCTTGTTGTTGACCGGGTCCCACAGACCGATGATCCGCTTGCCGCTCGGATCGTTCGGATCGGCGATCGGCGTCCACTGCGACGGGTCGGTTGTCAGGTCGCCTTCGACCTTGAATGGCTGCGTACCCGGTGGCGCCTTCGGATCGCGCAGATAGACCGCCGGCGTGTTGGAGCCCGCGGGTATCGGGTTACCCTTCGCGTCCAGACGCTCGAGCCCCGCGGCCGGCGTGCTCGTCGTCGCCGGTTTCCCCTGCGGGCCCTGGATGACGTCGAAGCCGACGCCGCCCTTGGTGTTGGGGTTGTTGCCGACCTCTTTGACGATCAGCGAGTCGGGCTCGCCGCCGGGCCCCTGGATCGACAGGATGATGCCGGCCTGCTGATCGATCTGCGACGGCTCGCCGGCCAGGCCTGCTTTGGGATTGGCGACCTTGACGACGTACGGCGCCTCGCCGACAACCTTGTAGCCGGGCCGCAGCGCGTCGACGGCCTGCTGTTTGGAGTTGTACGGCATCAGGCTGCGGGCTCCCCTGCGACGGTGTACGGCGTCGGGACGGTCTTGCGCACCGCGCGTTGCTTGATGTCGGCGTCGCCCAGCGAGCGAACGAACAGCACGTCGCTATTCTGCGATGCGTTGCTGATCGCCTTCGAGAGCAGCTGGTTTTTCACACTGATGTCACCGTTCTTATACAGCGTCGAATCCATCACCGCCGCGACCTGCTGGCGGATCTGCTCGCCTCGAGCGCGCTGGACCTGGTCCTGCTCTTCGGGGGTCAGGTCAATGGCCCAGCCATTGCCGACATTGACCGACTTGGCCGGCGGCGGAATCCGGACGTCGTTGGCGCGCAGCGCCTGCAGCGTCGGCTCGTCGCGCAGGATGTCCGCCCGCAGCGGCAGCGCAAACGCCGCGGCGCCCGAGATGCCCTGCGTCCGCGGCTCGCCGATCGCCGTGAGCGACTCGGGCACATTCCCGCTCACACCTGGATAGTTGGCCTCCATCGCCTCGACCAGTCCCATCAGACCGTCGTGCGGGTTACGGCTCGCCACGCCGTACGCGCGCTGAATCTGACGCCCCATCGCCGAGTACGGACCGTAGCTGCTGACCAGGCTCTCGAGGAACTTGTTTGCATACCGGGACGGGTCGTGCAGCACGTTGACCGTGTCCGACAGGCCCTGCAGGAAGGTGTTGTCGAGGACGTACTGCCCGATGCTGGTCGCCGCCCGAGCCACCTCGTCCTTGTCCAGCAGACTGTGCCCGCGCTTGGCAGCGTCGGTCAGGATCGCCGCCATCGCCAGCGGCGCGCCCGCGGCGCCGAAGTTCTGCATCGGGATGTAGTACGTGTTGCCGCTGACCGGATCTTCAGCCACCATCGACCACTCGCGCCAACCCTGCGGGTAGGTGCTGGCCTCATTCGGGTCGTACGCGCCCGTCAGCATGCTCTTGCCACCGGTGAACGTGCCGGCGCCCAGCCCGATACCGAGACCCACGATCGCCGTGCCGATGGCCGTCCTGGCGATCCGCTGCTCGGCCAGCAGCGTGGCCCGGTCGAGCTGCGCCGTGGTCGCCTTGCCGGTCGCCTCGAGCGCGCCGCGCGCGCGGACCGCTTCGATCGAGCCGGCCACGCCGAACGGCGACAGGCCCATGCCCTGGGCGGTGATGTTGGCCGGCGTCTTGATGAACGGCAGGGGTTGGGAGACGACCCCGCGCGCGGCGCCCCGCGGCGCCGGAATCCAGTCACGGTGCTCCTGGAAGACCATCCGCAGCATGGCGTCGTGGGCTTCCTTGTACAGGTCGGGGTAGTCCTCGAGATTCTTGATGATGTTCGCCCTGCGCCCGGCGAGCTGCTCGCCGCGGAATCCCTCGCGGTAGGCGTACCTGGTCGCGACCCGCGCGGCCTGCATCGCGAACGCGCCACCCCTGAACAACTGGTCCTCGGCTTGCAGCGCCCGCAGCGGACCTTCCAACGCGGCGTCGACCTTGCCCGAGCCGGAAGCGAAGCCTGGGCGGATGTTCTCGAGTTTGACCGCATCCGCGGGCGTGATCCCCGTCTGCAGGATCTTCACCGCGTCCGGCATCGACGCCAGGAAGCCCGGTCCGTACGCCTCGAGCATCGGTCCGAGCTCGGCCATGTAGGCAACCCGCCGCCCGCCGGTCGCCCTGGCGCGGGCCCAGTCGATCGGCACGACCGCGGCGTGCGTGGCCACCTCGAGCGGCACCTGGGTCACGTTGCCGACCATGTTGGCCATGTGGGTGATCGTCGACGACAGCAGTCCAGCGATACGCAGCGTCTGCGCCCTGGCCCACCAGCCGGGTGTCATCAGCCCCTTGACGAACTTGCCGGCGGCCAGCGGGTCGTTCGAGTTGACCGCCTCGACATAGGCAGCCAGGAGCTCGCGCGACGGTCTGGCGCCGCCGACCGCCTCGAGCAGGGTGGTCGCCTTCTGGGTCTGGAGGCTCTGCCGCTTCGACTCGAGATTCCACGCCCGCTTCGCGTCAGCTTCCGCGGACTTCGCGGCCAGGTCCGCGGCCTTGCGGTACTGCTCGATGTACAACCCGCCGCGGAAGGCGTTACGTTTCGCCACGGCATTCTCGTTGGCCTTCGAGTCCCAGAACGCCATCGTCTCCCAGGTGTCTTTGCGCTTGGCGAAGTTGTCGCGTTCGGCTTTCAGCTCGGCCTGCAGCGCCGAAAGGAGCTCTTGCGGCGGCTCGCGGACAGCCGCTTTCCGCCTCGCGGCGGCAGCATCGCGCTGGGCTTTCAGCGCGTTGTAGTCGTCCGCTTTCTCGTGCAGCGACATGGCCTGGTAGCGATCGAGCTGGTCGTACGCCTCGGCGATCTGGTCGATGATGCTGTTGGAAACCTTGACCCTGGGCGGCGGCGTGCCGGGCATGCCGACCTGCTCACCCGGTCCGACAGGACCACGACGCTCCGGTGGAATGTTCTCGTAGCCACGTTCGCGTGCAGCAATCTGCTCCTCTTCAGTCGATGGCACTGGGGTGACATCACCGCGCCGCAAGCGCTTGACGACCGCCTGCTTCTCGGCATCGAGCTCCTTGGCCTGCTCGAGCTGCTGCGTGGCCCGCTTGACGGCGGCCCGCGCCTGCGACGCCAACCTGGTCGCGGCGATGCGATCGTTGCTGGCGGTAATGCCGCGCGCCAGCGTCGCGTCCAGCCGATTTTTCAGCGCATTCAGCGTGCGACCCGCGGTCGTCCGTCCACCCCTGGCAACCGCCAGCAGCCGGGTGTTATTGACCAGCTCGTTGAGCCCGTACGCGACTTGCTCGGGCGACAGCGCATCGACACCGCCACGCGCGGCGATGTCCTTGGCCATCTGCTCCGAGCGCGCTTGCGCGTCGATCGCCGCGGCCTGCAACGCGACCATCTCTTCGGTGCTGAAGCCCTTGCCGACCGGTGTTTTGAGCCACTGCTCGCGCGTCATGCCGACCTTCGTCGCCAGGTCGGTGACCAGCGAGTCGTGGCTGATCCGCCCCTGACGATAGGCGTCGAAGAGCTCGGGGTTGTCTTCCGCGGCGCGCTGGATCTGGGCGCGGACCTCGGGCATGTCGCCCTTGAGCATCGCGTCGAGGTTCGGCATACGCGCGACGGTTTCGCTGCTCGGCTCGCCGACGCGGGCGGCCTCCACGTCGCTGATGCCGCGACCGGTGACGCCGCCCCTGGTGCCGACGACCTCACCTGGTGCCTCGCGCAGACCGTCACCGGTGAGCGGGTCGGCGTACGACTTCCTGCCGTTCTGGGTGACGATGTCTTCCGCCAGCGAGCCGGGCCCTGACGACGCCTGCTCGGTCGCGTACGGTCCGTGCGGCGCCTCTTCCTCCCCACCCGCGAACGGCAGGTCAGCCGGCGTCTGCGTCCGAGTCGTGAACCGCTGGCCTGGCGCCGCGTTGCCGAGTTGATCTGCGGCGGCCTGGATGTCGCGCTGCTCGGCGGCAAGCGTGTTGCGCTCCGCCCTGAGCTCCGTCGGCGTCGGCTCGCGGCCCGCGTTCGGCGTGCGGAATCCACCCTCCGCCAGTCGCTTGACCTCGTCGGAGCCCGTGTTCAGCCCGACCTTCTCCCACCACAGCGGCTCGTACGGACTCGCGCCGTGACTGCTGGCGACCTGCGCCAGCTCGTCGTTGGTCCAGCCAGCCGCCCACGGCGGCCGCTCCGGTTTGGCATTCGGATTGCGTAACTGCTCGTCGATCGACGCGAGTCGGTCCTGATTCTGCTGGTAGCGCTGGTCCAACTGGTCGTAGTGCGCCGCGAGCTGCTCGTCGGTCATCGGCGTCTCGCCAGCAGCGGCTTCCCGCAGCAGGTGCGGGTTGCTGTGCACCTCGCTCAGGCTCTGGGGTGGCGCGCCGGCTGGCTCCCGACCGACGGGACCAGGCCGCTCCGGTGGCAACTGCTCGCCCGGCACGATCGGCACCTCGCCGCGTTCGCTGCGCGCCAACTCGGCAACGTCGGCCATGCGCGGTGCGCGGAAGCCCCCCTCGAGCGCGCGCGGGACGAGTCGGCCAGCGGCCAGGCCGGCACCGGCGCCCAGCGCGATGTTGCGCAGGCGCTCTTCGGGCGTGGCGTTCTCGGGTGTCGCGACGTTGCCGGCCACGCCGCCCGCGACGGCGCCGCCTACGTTGAGGTGGAGGCCGAGGGTGGATTCTGCGCGTTGTCGGGCGCCACGAAGCCCTCCCCCGGTGGCAGCGGCGGCTCCTGCTTCCGCGGCCGGAGCGGCGTCGCGGAAGACGGCTTGCGCGAGTTGCTGCCGACGAACGCCGTCCCCTGCTTGTAGACCCAGTGGTCCGGCGGCGCCGGCTTGACTCCCAGCGCGTCCAGCTCCGCGCGCTCCTGGTCCTCCGGACTCAACGGCATGTGTCGCTCCTCTGTAGTCTGTAAGTGTACCCGATATCCCTTCTGCGTTCAGGATTTGTTGCACTTGACGAACGAGCGCGACCGCCTTGCCCTCCATCAATGGCACGCGCACGCCCATGCCGGCCGTCTCCCTGAGGACCGGTAGCCCTTGCGCGCGCAGCGCATCCGAGAGGCGCGCCTGGTCCGCGCGAGATCCTAGGTCAACCGCGATGCCGCCCGCGCTTTTCGCGGTCGGGTCGGCGTGGTTGAAGCGGTCAGCACCGAGCCGCTGGCCGATCAGGTGCGCGGCGTCGTCGCCCACGCCGGCCACCGTGACGTAGGCGTGCCCGGCCGTCTGCTGAACGTCATGCTCGAGCGCGAGCCACGGGATCTTGCCCGTCGACGGGTCGACCTGGAGCTCTCCTGGTACGCGAATGACCGGCTGATCGGCGAGTGCCAGGTCGCGCAGCGCAGTCGCCGGCTCGGCCCCGACTGGACGGCGGATGCCCGTCTTCGGCCCGCTGACCGTGCCGTACTCGAAACCGCTCGGGTCCAGGATGGTGCGCTTCTGCAGCGCGGACTGGATCGACGGGTGGTAGAGCGCGATGTCGCCCAGCGCCGTCGCGCTCGCCGGTGGCGGAGCGTTGTAGCTGCCGTTCTGACGGATGCGGTCGCGTACGTCGTTGATCTTGTTCGACCACGAAGTAGGCGGACCCATCCGTGGACCTCTGACTTCGTCAAGACCACCCGTCGCCAGCGTCTGCGGGTTGAGCAAGCCCGCTTGCTGCCCCTGCTTGATCGCGTCCGAGAGCCCGATGCGATCGTTGCGGAGCTCGGGCCCGATAATCGGATCGGTCCACAGCGTGCGGAACGTCGTCCACCCCGCGGCCTGCGCCTGGTCAGGCGGCAGGTTCATCTCGCGCGCCACCCAATTTGTCAGCGCGTGCATGGTGCGGTACGCCTGGTCATTCTGCGACACGTCCGGCAGCGGCTTACCGCCCTGCACGTCTGGCCTGGCGCCGAACAGCCGGCCCTGATGGACGTCCTGCGTTGAGTACGGCGCGTACGACTCGCTCAGCGCGTGCAGGAAATCCTGGGTGTAGCTGCTGAGTTTGGCCCCTGACGGGACCGGCACCTCGCCCGTGCGATAGCCGCGCATGACCTTCGCCAGCATGTCGTCGTCGATGTACGCCGAGTCAGCGCGGACCAGCGCTTGTACGTCCTTGAACGCCGTCGTCGCCTTGACCTGCGGCAAGTCCAGGTTCTCCAAGCCGACCAGGTCGGGCTTGGCCTGACGCATGGCGTCGAAGACCGACAGCATGGCGTGGTAGTTGGGCTGCACCCCTGCGTTGCCGCCGGTCGCTCCCATCAGCACCGCCGCCTCGCGCGGGTTGATGTCCTGACCGGTGTCCTGGCGGACCTGCTGCACGATCTGCTGATACCAGCGCGCCGCGGGCAGACCAGCTTCGGTCGCGTCGCGGACCTCCTGCAGACCACGCGAGCGCGAGCCGGCCATGCCCGGCAGTGACGCGACGTCGGCGCCGCTGATCGTTGGCCGCGGCGTGCCCTGCTGGCGTGCCTGGTCCTGCAGGAACGTCTCGGTCGTGTGCTCGGGCGTGCCTGGCTCATAGCCCGGTCGCGGCACGGCTTGACCGTGCAGCACATCCTGCTGCGCCGGCAAACGCACGCCCCCCGCCTCCGAGCCGAGGAACTCCGCTACCCGCGGACGAAGCTCTGCGGCGCGATCGATCAGGGTCTGCCCGATGCGCCGCACGACGGGCGCTGCCGCGGCACTGCCCACGTCCGCCGCCGCGCCGAAGCCGGCCCCTTGCCAGAGCGCGGTAAACACCGATTCAGGCGTCGCGTCCGGCTTCTCGGCCTCCAACAGCGCGTTCTGAACGCCGCCGATGATGGCCCCGGACGCCAGCTTGTCGGCGACCGTCGACGCGAACTCCACCGCCCGCGGAGCCAGACGACCCGTCAGCACGCCGCCAACTCGCTCGGCAGTCGCCGCCCCCGCGGCTCGCCCGAGCCCCATCGACGGGCCAAACGTGGCGATCATCAGTGGGTCCGTGAGCTGCTGGGCGATGCTCGTCGTCAGACCGCCCAGAACCAGCACGTCGCGGGCCGGGTTGTTCTGCTCGAGCCACTGGTTCTTGACGTTCTGCGCGTCCTGGTACTGCTGCAGGCTGATGCCCATCGGCGGGTTGGCGCCGATGATCTGGTTCCAGGCGTTGGATGCGACGTCGCCGACCGTAATCGGCTCGTTGCCGCGCCGGTTCATCGCCTCCGCCGCGGCCTGGACGTCGCGCTGGTACTGCTCGTCGGCGGCCTGACGCTCCTGCGGCGTTCGGTTCAGCCCGTAGGCGTTGGACACCGCGCCGCCCAGGTCGGTTACGACGCCGCGCGCACCCGCCCCGATATCGCTGGCCACGCCACCCAGCACCGGCGTTGCCGCCTGGACTGCTGCCGCGCCGGGCTGCAGGCGGTTGATGTCCTGCGCGGTCTGACCGACTTGCTGCGCCGCTCCACCGAGCGCTGGCGTAATGGCCCGCACCGCTTCCGTACCGGGCTGGATGCGGTTGATGTCCTGCGCTGCGCCCAGGACACCCTGCGCCGCGCTGCCCAAGTCCGACGCCACCTGGCCCACTCGAGTGGTAACGGCCTCTGCCGCGCCGCCCAGCACGTCCTGCGCGGTCTGGATCGGCGTCGGCCCCTGGTCGGCGACGACGTTGCCACTGGCGTCCTGCATGCCGCCCATGACCAGCGGCGCCCTGGCCTGGGGTCGACCGCCGAGGTTGATCGGCTCGTCGCTGGCGGTCACCGAGCCCTTGGCAGGGACATTGGGGTTGTTGGAGAACAGCGCGCCCTGCGCGGTGCCCATCAGGTTTTCCATCTGGGCCGGCGTCATCCACTCCGCGCCGCCCTTCAGATCCAGCCCCGAACGTCCAACGTGAAACGCGCCGGACTCCGCGTTGTAGCCGTCGGCGTAGAAGTAGTGGCCCGGCGTACTGATGGTGACCGGGTTGCCGGTCGCCGCTTCCTTGGCATACGCCGACCAGTCGCGGCCGACGATCTTGGTGTCGATGCCGAGGTTGGTCATCAGCTTCTGCTCGCTGGCGATGCCGGCCATGCCGCCCTGCGACGTCCAGCCAACGTCCTTGGCCAGGTCGGTCGCCTCGCGCAGCGTCGGATTGCGCCCGAACCGCTCCGCGAACCTGACCGCGGCCGCGGGCCCGCAGGCTGCGTAGGCCTCCGCGCTGGTCAGCTGGCTGTCGCCGAACTGCGAGACATCTTGATAGCCCAGGTCACTGGCGGGTCGCGTGCTGCGCTGCTGCGCGCTCGAGAGGATCGTCTTGACGTAGTTCTGCGTTTCGGCAAACGGTGGTACGCCGCCGTACTGGTCAACGGCTCCGCCGCCCGCGTTGTAGGCCGCAAGCACCTTCGAGTAGTCGCCGTTGTACTTCTTCAGGTTCTGTGCATCGAGCCGCGCCGCGGCATCCAGACTGGCGTACGGATCGGTCGGATCGACACCCACGCCCTGCGCGGTGGTGGGCATGAACTGGGCGACACCGAGCGCACCCGCGGGTGACTTGGCCGTAGGGTCGAAGCCGGATTCTTGCTGGATCTGGGCAACGAAAATCTGCGGATCGATGCCCGCGCGCTGAGCCGCGGCCCTGGCGTAGTCCTGTAGCGACATCGACCGGTCTGGTGGTGCCGCGGCCGCGCTGGTATCGACAGGTGCGCCACCGCTGATCGACGGCTGCCCGCCGCCAAGCGTCTGGATCGTCGGCTGCACCGCCGTCGCCAGTGACTGCAGTCCGCTCTGTGCGCCACCGGTCAGGGTGTTGACGTGGTCCAGCAGCGCGCTCTGCACCTGGTCGCGCTGCGCGCCGAGCTCAGTCAGCGCGCCGCCGACAGCCTGCTGCCCCTGGCCCAGGACCTGCAGCGCGTTCTGCTGCGCGCCCTGTGTCAGGCCGTTGACGTGTTGCAGCAGCGTGCTCTGCACCTGGTCGGGCGACGGCACCTGGATCTGTGGCGGCGCCTGCGCCAGTCCAGCAGCGGCCTGCACCGGCTGCACGACCTGCTGGCCGACCTGCTGCGCCTGACCGAGCAGGCTCTGGACGTGCTGGTGAAGCTGGTCCTGGATCGAGTCGCGCAGGTCGTCGAGGAGGATCGTGCCCGGCATGGCTACGGACCCGAAGGCGGCAGCGGCAGACCGTTAGGTCCGAGGATGACGGGGACTGGTGGCGGAGCGACCGGTGCGACCGGTAACGCTGCTGGCGGTGGGAGCACTGGAGTTGGGGCTGGGGCAGGTGGTGGGGCTGGCGCCAGCGCTGCTGACGCGTTCGCCGCGAACGCCTGCATGCCGGCACCGGGTGGCGGGGGTGGTGCGACGCCTGGGGCGGTGCTCGGTGGCTGCACGCCGATGCGCTTGGCGACGTCCAGGAACTGTTGCGGGTCGCGCCGCGCTTCCGCCTGCAGCCACTGCCGATCGTTCGCCATGTACTTCGAGCGGTACAGGTCGTCGAGTTGCGCGTTGCTGACCTGCGCCATGTCGGGATGGTTCTTGTTGTCGCCGAAGACGCCCTGCGCGATCTCCGGCGCGTCGCGCTGAATCTCGTTGGTGATCTCCGACTGGAGACGCACGATCTCGTTCTGGCGCGTGCCCGGCGTGGTGTAGGCCACGGCTCAGGCTATTTGCCCTTGTCCTTCACCCCGCGGCTCTTGTCGAGAGCGATGTCGCGCTTCGAGCCCGGCTTGATGCCTGCCTTCTTGTCGGCGCGCGCGTCGCTCGACGGCGTGTACTTCACGGTCCTGGTTACGCGAGCCATGACTAGCCACCTCCTGGTGCAGCCGCGCCCTGCGGCCCGAACGGCACGCCACCGGGTGGCAGTGTGCCGCCTGGCTGCTGCGCGCCACCAATGACCTGCCCGTACGCCGGCGGACCCACCCCGGCTCCGTTTGGCGCGGCCGCCAGCGCGCCAAGATCCGGCACGCCGCCAGCACCGGGCCCACCACCTTCGAACACGCCTGGCTGAGGTTGCTGCCCCGGCGGACCACCGGGCGGCAGACCCGCCTGGAGCTGGCCGCTCAGTGCGAGCTGCTCCGCGTCCTGCGCCTTCTGCAGCATGTCGCCGCGGCCGGCTTCCATGAACACCTCGGCGTCCAGCCACTTCTGGTACGCCGGGCTGGCGCGGATGCGGTCGCGCGCGATGCTGCGCCGAATCTCGTCGGGGTTGTCGCCCAGGTAGGTGACCGCTTCGTCCTTGCCGAACGTACCCGCGGCGAGCCGCTCGTGCGCGTAGCGGGCCATGATCATCTCGTCGGTCGGAAGTTGCGCCTGAACTTCCCACTTGATGCGCATGGGTCGCTCGAGGTCCTTGGGCCCGAAGCCGATGAACTCGGCGACCTGCGTTCCCGAGCCGACATCGACGCCGCCCGAGAACACCCAGACTTTCTCACCCGCGCGTTCGCGGATCAGCGTCCACAACTTCTCGGTCTGACCCTTGAGCAGGCTCTCGATGCCGTGGCGGACGGGCCCGACGCGGGTCCTCGAGTAGCTGAGCACCTGACTGATAGCGAAACCGGCGCCCTCCATACCGCTCAGGGTGGTCACCCTGGGCGACTCGAGGTCGCGGATCGCGCCATCGATCAACGCCATGTGTTTTTCCAGGGTCGCCGCGTCGGGGTACTGGATGCGCTGCAGCTGGCGACCGGGCGGCAGGTTCAGGATCTCGCCCGGATGCACCGTCGGGTCGGTTTCCTTCGGCTTGCCGTCGTCGCCGATGATCATCGCCGCGGGCGTGTCGCCGTAGGTCACCAGCGGCGACAGCAGGTCCCTTGCCACGTATTGCGCGTGCATGGCGCGCAGGTACGCGCGGTACTGCACCAGCCACAGTTTGGTGCGGCCGATGCCCCAGCCGATTTTGCGGTTGCGCCACCAGTTCATGGTCAAGCCTGGCGCGTAGTCGTAGGGCACGCCGAACGGGTACTTGTGGCGGAATTGCTTGACGATGTACCCCGTCGGGTCGCCCTTCATGTTCTGGCCACAGATGGCGTACGAGACCCAGGTGTCGTCCCAGTGCTCCAGGAAGGTCACCGAGCTCAGCATGTTGCGCGACGCCTCGATCAGGTTCTGCGACTGGCCGAGCTCTTCGGGCACGATGTTGCCCTGTGAGTCATAGCCCAGGCGGTAGCGGCGGAACGCCGATCGCATCGGCATCTGGCTGACCTCGAGCACCTCGCACAGGTAGCCGTTGCTCCACTGCGGGTACACCTTGCGCGGATCGACATACGACCACACGAACGGCGGCCCCGCGCGCTTCTTGGCCTCTTCGGTGAGCTTGTCGTACGCGGTGTAGTCCGCGGTCGTCGACGACGCGCTCTTGGCCGGGTCGGGAATGCCGTAGCGCTCCGACCACAGGTCGCTGGCCCACAGGATTTTGGCCCAGCCGCCGCCGTCGTTCAGCGTCGCGTCGGTGACCTGGGTCATGGTGTCGGAGCCCGGCTCGCGCGTGCCGCACTCCCACAGCGTCTCTTCGGTGAAGTGCTCGAGCTTGCTGGCCACGGTCTGCGCGGTGTCGCCTTCGCCGCCGACGATGGCTAACTTGGGGCGCTCGAGCGTCAGGATGGCGGTCTGCTGGAACGCCTCTTCCGTAATGTCCGGGTCGCGCGGGTCGACGTGGACGAGGACGTAGTCCTTGTCGGCCTCGCTGAGCGCGGGTCGGCGCATCTCGCGCTGCTCGCGGACCAGGTCGATGTCGTTGTCCTGCTGGAGGTATAGATCGCCGAGCTCGGTCTGTAGCGACGTGAGGTATTCGCTGTCGGGAGCCTTCAGCTCCTTCTTCGAGCGGTCGATGGCCACGACGCTGCGAGTGTAACGCTCAGTGTTTCACGGGGATGTTTCACGCCGGCGGCTCATTTAGAATGGCGTCTCCGGCAGTGGCGGCCAGCCTGCACAATCGCCGTGCAGGGTCGGAACAGGCGGGAAGAAGTTGGAGCAATCCAGACCGGCGATGCCTGCGGCCTACTGACGGAGCGGCCGCCACATCATCGCCTGCCGGCCGCGAAGCGGTACGCGCTGCGCCCGTGGGGTGCGGACTCGAGCCCTTCGCCGAGGTGCGCCAGTGCGAGCGCGATGACCGTGTCGTCGTGCAATCCCGACGGTGCGGAGTAGCGCACCATACCCGTCACGGTCACGCTGCTCTCAAAGGCCAGCAGCTCGGCGGTCTGCACCTGGTCGTCCAGCAGCGTCAATTGCCCCTGCTCGATGGCCAATGCCAGGCTCTGAATGACCGCGGCCTTCGACGCATTCGTCGCGGTCCACGCGTAGATCGGCAGCGCCGCGCGCGGTCTGCCCACCAGGCGCCCGTAGCCGGTCTGCAAGCGCTCGACGAGCGGTCCGCCCATCGAGTTGGACTCGGCCACGATCTGCAGCGGGTGGTACAGCTCGGCCCAGCGGTGCAGCCGTTCGGACTGGTACTCGAAGTCGATGTTCGAAAAGCGGTCCAGCGCGACCTGCTCGCCGACGCTGACGTCGATGACGCTGATGGCCGTGAAGTCGTTGCTGCGACCCCAGTCAACGCCGAAGACGTACTGATGCCCGCGCTGGGGTGGTGTTGGCTGCAACCGAGCGACGGCCTGCACGCCGCGGAAGACGCCGTCGCCCTCGAGCTGGACGAACTGGGCCAGGTACTCCTGGGCAAAGGCCCGCTCCGGTAGCTCGTGCCGTGCGGCTTCGATCTCCTCCGCGCCGATGTAGGGATTGACGCTGGTCGGCATCTGCCACGATCGCCACGCCGGCTCGAGTGGGTCCTGGCCGAACTGGTAGACCTGGTGGAAATCGTTGAGTCCGCGGGGTGTCGACAGGAACCACGCGTCGCCGGCGAAATCCGCGAGGGTCGGGCGGATGGCGAGCTGCCAGATGTCCAGCAGGTTCGACACCATCGCGGCTTCGTCGACCACCACGCGCGCATACTTCCGACCGCGGGCCGGGTTCGGGTCGTCCAGCGACCAGAGCTCGATCACACCCCGCGTCGCGAGCTCGAGTCGGTGGTCCTGCTCGGACTTGCTGCGCGTGATCGGTTCGACCGTGGTGCGCAGCTCGCGCCAGAACTCGCCGAGCAGTTTGTAGCTGGGGGCGAAGTAGCCGGCTGGCCGACCCGCGAGCGCCGCCACAATCAACTGGTGCTGGCCGAGCGTGGACTTGCCCGAGCGACGGCCGCACGCGAGCACCGAAAAGCGCGCTCGAGCATCCATCACGTCGCGCTGCCAGTCGAGTGGCCGCGGCAGGGTGATGGTGACGTTAGTCGGCGTGGCCGTTGCCACGCTCATCCGCCAGTCGCATCAGGGGTGTCGCGACGTCGGCGTATTCGACGCGGATCGTCGTGTCGCCGCTGGTCTCGAGCTTCTCGGGCAGTTTGTAGCCGGTGCGGTCCAGCAGATCGCGAATGGCCGACAGTCGGACCGAGTCGGAATCGGCTTTGTGGATGAGCTCCGCGAGCCCCGAGATGGCCGGGTGGACCATCGCACGCAAGCGTTCCTCCGCGGTCTTGATGTTCTGTGGCGCCATCCCGCCGTGCATGCGGCAGACGGTCTGGCCGCGCATCGGCGAGATCTTGCAGGGATAGCCGCCGCGGGTCTTCCGTCCGCAAATCCGCCTCTGCATGGGGTTTGCCTCATGCATGGGGCATCATTTCGCTAGGCGTCAGGGCGCGCAGAATCGCACGCCGGTGGGCTCGCAGACATGGCCAGCGGACACCGCAGGACCGACAGAACAGTCCCCACTTTTCACGCGTCGGTTGATGCGCTGGGACCGATCCCAAAATTGTTAAATCAGCGCCGCCGGTGGGCTGGTGAAGCCCATCCGGCGGGCCTAAAACAACGCGCCGCGACGCTGCGGGGGGGCTCGCGTCGGGTGCGTTCATGCGTGTTTCTGCTCGTCCGGCAGCGACTGGAGACGCTGATGCATGGCAGCAAATTGGGCCGCCACATCGGGCGGCGGGGCTTCGGCCGGGTCACGCCGATGGCCGAACAGATTACCCGGGGTAGCCTCGGCGTTGACTTTGTGCCTCGCCGCGGTGTGCTCGAGATACGGCCCGGTGTACGGCAAGCGGCAGATCGGACACTCTGCCCCGTCGTGGTGCAGCGTCACTGGCGAATCGGCGACGGCGCGGGGCGCAGCCCCATCAGCGCCAGTCGCCGCGGTAAGGGGGGTTTCGGGGGATCCGGGGACGGCCGGAGGCCGTCCGGATTGGATGGGGTTGGATTGGTCGCGCGCGGGAGTTGTGTGACTCCGGCGTGACTCCGGCCGGACATCCGGGTGTGACTCCGGCCGGACATCGTGCTCCGCGTCCGGCGTGACATGCCCGTTGTGTCCGGCCGGAGTCCGGCGTGACATGCGCTTCCGGTCGGCCGCCGCGGCGCGGTCGGCCAGGACCTGCGCGCGGCTGCGGTTCCACTGCAGATAGTCGTGCACGCGGAAGCCGCCTTCCACCGGCTCCCATAACTTGCGCTCCGTCAGCATGCGCACCGCGGTCGTCCAGCCGCGGATGCCCCGCACCACCGCTTGCGGGATGAAGCCGTCCGTCATGTGCGCGCTGCAGTAGCTCAAGCCGATGGCGTACAGACCGACCCCGGGCAGCGGCGTCTCGAGCACCTTCGGATTGTCGTGGAAGTGGTCGTCGAGATTCGCCCACGGCATCTCAGCGCCTCCCGTACATCAATTCGTAAAACGTGCGCCAGTCATCCGGCAGCGCCACACCGCGGGCCCGGTCGCGGCGTTCCTCCAGCCACGCCTGGGCTTCGGCCAGCGTGCGCGTAATCGGCTTTACCCGCCGATTGCAATGGGCGCACATCAGCACCAGATTGCTGAGCGTGTTGTCGCCGCCGACGCAGCGGTCTACCAGGTGGCCGGCGTCCCAGCGCCGACCGACCGGCAGCAGGCACACCTGACACAACCCCCCGTCGCGGTCATAGACCATCCTGCGCAGCGACAACCAGCCCATCATGGATGGTCCGCGAGCTAGTCCTGCTCGCCCTCGGTGGGCTGCGCCTGAGTGCCGCGCCGACGCCGACCGGCGGCTGGGAGCGTGACCGAATCAGTCGACGTGCCATTGGTTTCGGGAGCCCTGGCGATGGCCATTTCGAGCGGCGTGGCCGCGGGCGCGGCGCGCGCGATGACAACGCCGACCTGCTCGTCCAGCAGCTCGATCAGCGAGTCGACCGGGATATCGTGAAACTCGAGCAGGACCCGCACGACGGTCCGCACGTCGTCGGCGCGCGAGGGTGTGGCGCGCACGCTGGCGAGTCTGCCGCACATCGGTTGAAGCATAGGGATGACTCCTTTCGGGCGTTTAGCTGGCCCAGTAGCGACGCAGGATGCGCTCGGTGGTCGAGCGATTGCGTCGTAAACCCACTGCGCGTTCCGCATCAGTCATCAAGAACGTGGCGAGGGTGTCGCGGCTGATGGCCGACAGGTCGCACACGGACCGCACGCCATTGACGTGCTGCACCGACAGGAACGCCGCGTTGTGCGTCGTTCCGAATTTCGCCAGGTCCGGCTCGAGCTCCACCAGCAGGAAACGACCCATCAGTGTTTCCGTCCCGGACGATCTCTGCAGGTGCGCCAATGACTGGTTCCTGTGCGCTCGCCGTCGGGCTTGATGTCGAACGGACAGCGTTTTCCGTTCGCGCGCGTGATCCCCCACCAGATCGGTGCGGCACATTTACTCTGGTTGCAGCGCCGCGTGGGCGCCTCGGCGTCGCTCAGGATGCGCAGCGCGTCGTTCGGAAACACGCGCCAGGCGTACTCGCGTTCGGTCTCGCCCGGGATTGTCTGCGGCAGTGGCATGCCTACACCGCCGCCTCCTCTTTATCGAGCTGCTCCTGGCGCTCGGAGATGGCCGTGACCAGCTCGTTGCCGCGGCGTTTCAACTCGGCCCGCTCGATCGGCAGCTCGAGCTTGGGCGGGCTCAGTCCAATGTCGTCCGCGTCCACCACCAGCTCGAGCCAGCGCTGCCAGATCCGTTCGGTTGGCTCGCGCACCAGGTCGCGGTCGGACACCTCGCGCACGTCCGTCGGCACGTACGCCTCCTGCACGTCGACGACCGGCGCGCCCTCGTCCACCAGCTCGACATCCGCCAGCTGCTCGGGGAACGCCAGACGCAGGGCCTGCGCGAGCGCGCATTTGGAAAGCATCCTCCTCGGCATCTTGCGCCACATGCGGCCGACCTCGCCGTCGCCCGGATAGAACTCCGCCCAGTCGGCCGTGCCGCGGAAGGGCCGCGTCACCGGATGGTCCCAGGGGCCGACCATCTTCCACACCGTCACCTCGGCGTGCATCGGCACATCGATCTCACGCTGGCCTTCCTTCACGGTGAGCACGCCGCGGAACTCGGGCGCGTCCGCGCCGCCAAAACGCTGGGTGCGATCGGCCATCGCCGAGAACCCGTCGATCGACGTCGTAAACGTCCACTTGCCGCCGCGCGGAATCCAGAAGCACTGCCGCTTACGCGGGTCCAATCCGCGCGCTTTAGCCTGGACGCAGAAGCGCAGCAGACCCGCGTTGTCGGCATTCGCCGCCACGCCGCCTTCGCCGCGCATCTCGGCCAATTCGACGATGTTGAAGCCGGTCAGCTCGACCAGGTCCTGCACCGAGATGCTCTGCTTTTCGAGCCCAACGTCCGCCGTCAGCGGCTTGATCGCTTGTGTCATGCCACCTCCATGCATGATTGGTGATGGATCACGTCGAGCCAGCGATTGAGACGCGACCAGTTCTGGTCGGGTCCGTATTTCAGGTAGGTGCCGTCGGCCGAATCGAAAAGCGAAACCATCATCGTGACCAACCTCCGCTCACTGTTGACGCGGCCCTGGTGCGTTGGCTTGCCGTGCGAACGCGCCCAGCGTGCAGATGCATAGCCCCCATCCTCGGCGAACTTCCACTCGTCGCGGCCGCCGATGAACAGCACGTCGAAGGTGTCCGGGTTCGGAAACGCATCGTGAAAGCCGTCCTGGGCGACGAACGCCGCGCGGTAGCCGAGTTGGCGAATCGTTTCGAGGTAGGGCATCGACAGTTGCAGCGTGGCCACGGCGTCGCCGACCACGTCTGGCGCCACGGCGAACAGGCAGTTCTGGCGATAACGGCGGAGGCCAGCCAGCCACTCGAGCCAGTCGCCAGCGTTCCATTCGTCAGGCTTGGCGAAGCGTCCGTTGTCGCAGGCGAACTTCCAGAACGGGAACGCCCGCGAGTCATTGCCCATGCCCGGCTGATACATCAGGCCGAGTTCGGGCCGAGGGTTGGCCAGCAACGTCTGGGTCATCACGCCGCTCAGGTACATCACCGCGCCACAAAACCGAAGGTGCCATCGGCCTTCTTGCAGTAGGTGCCGAAGTACGGCTGACCGCAGTTCGCGTCGGCATATACGCCAATCTGCGTTTTCCAGAGCACATCCCACGCCGCACGATCGGCATACGTGGACCACTTCCAACTCCCGTCCCACGGGTTGCTGGTCTGAGCGAACAGCACGAGCGCGAGGAGCATCGTCACCAGCGTCGCCACCAGCGCCGCAGCCGCATCAGCCAGTACAGCAGCGGCCGCTTGCGCGCCTGTGGCCGCGGCGCGAAGTCCTCGTGCAGATAGAGCACCGACCGCGACAGGCGCATCAGAACAACCTCATCCAGCGCGCAACGGCCATGCACACGCACACCGTCGCCGCCAGCCAGCCCACCACCAGCAGCACGTCAGTGTCCGTCACGGCCGCCACCCGCGCCCATCGCGGCGCCAAACAGCAGTGCCACCAGCAATCCGAACAGCAGCCATATCGTCAGGATCTGCAGCGCTAACACAAGCCCCTCAACACCGGCACCCACTCGCGCGCGCGCCCCTGGTTCAGCATCCAGCGCGCCGCGTTGCGCGCCGCCACCGCGTCGAAGGGGGAGAGCCCAGCCCGTCCCTGCGGGGTCGTGCGCCACGTCGACGGCAGGAACTGGAAGAGTCCACTGGCGCCGCTCGAGCGGTTGACCGCGCCGGCGTAGCCACGCGACTCGTACGCCTGGATGCAGTCGAGCCGCGCCTCGATCGCTGCATTCAGCGGCGGCGGCAGGACCAGCGGGCGCGGCCGCTCGAGCTCGCCGACGGCGTACAAATACGACCGCGGGCTGAGTCCCGTGGCATTCGCCGCGCCGAGCAGGTCGACCTGGTCCACGCCGGCTTCATCGGCCAGCGCGACCACGTCGTCCGGGTCGGGGTCGGCCGCCGCGGCCGGTCGGGCCAGACCGAGCAGCGAGCTGAGCACCATGACGCTGGCCACCAGGTGCCGCGCCATCAGAGCGGGATGTCCTCGTCGTCGTCGTAGTTCGAGCGCGCGTTGTCGCGCAGCCCCGCGGCGAGCTCCACCTCGGCGCTCTGCTCGGCCTGACGCCAGCGCTCCTCACGCTCGTGCGGCGGGTAGTCCAGCGCGCGCCGCACCTGCGCTGAGGGCGACTGACGCAGCTCTTGGTGGACCAGCCGCCTGGCCGTCGCCAGTGCCGCGGCGATCGCCTCGTCGGTGTCGTCGCCGGCGAACACGGTCGCCTCGGCCACCTCCGACCCGTAATTGCCGTCGGAGACCTGCTTGCGGAACGTCACCCGCTGCTCACTCTCAGTCATACACCGCACACTCCCTCGCACTCCTCATCGAACATCTCGAGTTGGCCGCGGTCCTGCTCGCTACGCAGATCGACCTGAATGAGAGGGACGCCGTCGCGATGGACGAAGACCTCCTGCAGACGCGTGCGGGACCGCACGCGTCTAATCCGCTCATCGAAATCGACGGCGTCGCGCCAGGACTCCGGATCAGCGCGAATCTCGCGCCACTCGCGGTTCGTACGCAACGGGCAACCAATACAGGCTGACTTGCGCGGGATCGGGTACCCATGCTGCTGCAACCAGGCGACGCAGTCCGCGCGCGTCATGCGCCTGTCGATCAGCGGATAGACGTTCCTGATGTACTGCACGTCCGAGTCGCGTACGCGCTGCCACTCATCGAGACTGATGCCGATCAGCTGCTCGACCTGGGGCTTCGTCCCGCCGTTCAACTCGAGCACCTTCCGCCGAATCGGGCGGATTTTGTAGTTGCGCGTGCACTGGCGCTTGAGTTGCTCTAGAGCGCCGGTCGGACCGACTGAGTAAAGCGGCTGCCAGGACATCGTCTTGTTGTCGAGCGCGTCCTGCCGAAGCGTGCCCGTCCCGACGCGATAGACGGGGATACCTGCTGCTGCCGCGTGGTCCTCGAGTCGGGCGAGATGCTCGTACACCCACGCCGGCTCCCAGCCTGTATCAGCGAAGATCGCGGCATCCACGTCCAGCTCGCCCTCGCGCGCCATCAGCAGCAGCGTGCTGGACTGCACGCCGGCGCCGAGGCTGAGCACGCGCATCAGGGCCCCTTCCAGTACGCGCTCGGCTCGAGTGCCTCGAACTCGGCATCCACGCGGTCCTCGACCAGCTCGTCCAGCAGCGCCTGCAAGAGCGGCACGACCTGCTGATAGGCCGAAGCCTGCAGCGCCTCGCGGCGGCCCTCTTTCACGGCGGCGGCCCACAGCGCGCTGACCACGGCGCCGGGCACGTCGCGCAACGCTTCGGCCTCGGCCGGGTGGTAATGCAGCCAGCGGAAGTACGGGTCGCTCACGCGACCTCGGCGATTGGCTCAGGTTCGAGTGCTAAGCCGAGTCGGATTACCTCTTCACGGATCTTGAGGTGCAGTAGATAGCTGGCCTGCTCACGGACCGAGCGGTGATCGTTGAATGCGAGCGTGCGCAGCGGGTCCTCGTCCTCGCGTCGCACCTCCACCTGCATGCGCATGCTCCCCAGCATGCGTCCGCATCAATGGCCCCGGTGGGCCAAATCAGACCAAATCTAGATTTTTCCTCGGCCCCTGTTTCTATGAGGAGAATGCCAGGTCCGATCTTCGCTCGCGTCCCACGTCGAGGGTGGCCATTGGTCGGAACGCAGCCCGTAGCCCTTCATCGTGTTCCAGATCGTCCTGGGCATCGGCGCACCCACCGCATACAGCATTTCCCTGGTCACCCCATCGTCGTGCTCCAGGTGATTGTCGCGCCGCACGATGCGTTCGAGCCGCTGCAAATCGAGCGCGAAGCCACGGAACGTGCGGTGCTTGCTGTTTGACGGGCCATAGCCATCACGCTCGGGCATAGCCGAAAGGCCGTCGCGTGGCTTGAGTTGGAACCCGTGCGCCTGCGCCGCTTTGAGTTCCTGTTGATAGCCCGCAGCGACCGCCGAGAGCATGCGTATCCCCTCGGCCTGGGTCTTGATGACGTTGAAGAGCAGCTCTCTGACGGGATCGTCCTGCGGAAACATCGGCAGCTGCTTGCCATCGTCAGCCACCGGCATAGGCCCTGGCAGGACAAATGCGGAAACATTTGAAATTTGGCCTGTCGCCGGCAAGGGCACGATCGTCCACCCACGTACAACCCCCATGGCACCGATGAGTTTAGAACACATGTTCCATTCACGGCTCGCGTTTGCCCGGCGGGTGCCCACGTCGTGCCCTGGCGCGACTGCCGCATGCGCCAAGTTCCCTTCACGAATCCCTCGGTTTAGGTAAACAACACGTTAGCGCCACGTAAGCACTACCTGTCAATGAATGCGCCGGCGCTTGACAAATCCGCTCACCAGGCGGTACGACGAATAAACCTGGGCACTACGTGAACGCCACTGTGCAGTCAGCGTCGCGCGTACGATCATCTTCGGACGTGCTTGTGCCACGCCTGCGAGAACAACGCTTGCGACGGGCACTCTCGCAGGACGAGCTGGCGACCTTGAGCAAGGTCTCGCGGACGACCATCATCAAGATCGAGGCAGGCCGCAACGCCTGGCCCCAGACCGTCCGCAAGCTGGCCAAGGCGCTGCGCGTCAAGCCCGAAGATTTGCAGTAGCGGACAACTTTCCGATTTGTCCAGATTTGACCCGCCGGCAGGGGGCGAGGCACCGCACACTGGTGGGGCATGCCCGAGTCGAAACCGCGAGTGCCACCCACGCCGACGCGCGAGGAGCTCCTGGACGAGTTGGCCAAGCTGTTGGCCGACGCTGCCAGGGAACAGGTCCTGGCAGCTCGTCAGGCTGGCGTCAAGACCCCGGCGAGTTCACGAAGCGAGGGTAGGTAATCGACATATACGCGTTCGGATATGTCGGTTGCCAACGTTCGCTCGTCCCGATCGACGAACACCAGCACGTCCTTTGGAGCATCGTCTTTCGACATGGGATTCGGAAGCCGTCCCCACGGTGCCCAGTCGCTGATCCGCGGCTCATCGAGCAGACGCGCGGTGTATGAGTGGAGTCGCCACTGGCGGCCAGCGGCGAAGCCCTGGGTCTCGATCCGTACCTGAGCAAACAGCATCGAATACACGCGTCCCTGCTGCTCCGGGCGCATGTGGTCGATGACCTCGAGGGTGTTGGTCCGAAGCAGGACCTCGCATGTCCTGGCCAGCTCCTCGTCGCCGAGGCGGGCGTCCTCCTCATCAGCGACCTGGTCGCGCAGTGCAGCGATCTCGGTCTCGGTCTGAGCGATGCGGGCGATGACCGCCTTGAGCGCGCTGGCCGGCGTGTTTTCGTCAGTCAGCGAATCGCTGAGCGACATCAGCCGCTCCTGCAGAAAATCCAGGCGCTGCGCTGCTGCCGATGGAGCGTGCTCCAGAATGTGGGTACGCGCACGCGCAGCCAGGTCCTGGGCGTCGACCAGCACATTGGGGAGCTCGCGGCGCAGGACCTGCAGGACGATGCTCTCCGTGAGTATCTGGGGCGCCGGGCAGTCGAGTCCGCCGCGCCCCTTACCGCTACCCAATGCTGAGCAGGCGTACTTGCCGATGCCGTGGCTGATCATGCGCGAGCCGCATGCGACACAGTGCAGCACGCCGCTCAGGGCGTGCACGCTGCCGTTCTTCATGACGCGCGCGTTGGCCGGCTTGTCGAACTTGCGCCGCCAGCGTCGAACCTGAGCGATTGACCAGTAGGCCAACTCAGGGCAGAACTGCAGGAAGTCTTTCGGTGTGCTGGTAGCCGGATCCAACGCGAAGCGGTCCCATACGGTAGAGCGCTCCTTGAGGCCGGCGCCGAAGGTGAAGGTGCCGGTGTAGATCGTGTTCCGCAGGATGTATCTGAGCCCAAAAACGTTCCAGTGGGTGCTGGTTCCCCCGCGGCCGCGGAACCAGGGGCGGCCAGGTCCCTCGGTGTTGAGACGTCGGGCCACCTGCGCGAGCGAGTCGCACTCGTCGAATGCACGCGCGAGCGCGTCGATGACGTGCTGGTGCTCGGGGTTTTTGGCGACGTGGCTCTTACCGCGGTCGTCGGCCACGTTCCTGTAGCCGAGCGGTGTCTTCATGTAGTGCGGTTCCTGCTCCAGCTTCTTGAAGGTGCCGCTCCACAGCGTATTGCGGATGTTGCGCCAGTCGATGCCGGCGATGAAGCAGCCGAACTGGAATTGCAGCAGGTCGTCGTCGAGGCGCAGGTTGTATTCACGGTCCCAGGTCTGGAAGATGGCGTGAGCTTCGACGATGCGGCGTGCGATGGTGGCGCCATCCATCCCAAACTCGTCACGCGTGAGACGCTTGAAGTCATACGCGGCGATGCCCTGGATCTGGCCGGCTTTCAGGTCGTCGAGCATCTGCATGGCTTTCTTGCGCTTTGTCAGGTCAGCACCTGAAGTGCCCTGCTCGTCGTAGTAGCGAACCGCGTAGCCTCGCTGCTCCACGCGTGGGCCCAGGTCGTACTGCGCTTCCGATCGGTAGTTGCCGACTTGCTTGGCGGTCGAGTTGCGGACCAGCACACCGATGGTTTTCACAGCTCGACCGTCGGCCGCCGGTTGTACAGTAGGCATTGCAGGTCTATCAGTCCTTTCACACTCCTACGATCTGCCACTGCCCCGGCTGTTTTAGACTCGCAGCGCGGGGCAACCTTTTTTTACTCGGTCGTGAGCTGGACGGGATCGACAGCCAGCGCGCGCGCGAGCTTGCGGATGGTAGGCGGGTGTGGCTGGTGGTCGCCGGCTTCGATCTTGAGTAGCGTGCTTCTGCTGATGCCCGCGCGCGTGGCGAGCTCGTCCTGGGTCCAGGCCTGCT